ACTTAAAGCAGCAAACACCTCGTAAGGCAAAAACGCTATGCGTCTTATTATTTTCCAATTTCGCCACCTCACCATAAATGAAGGTTCCATACCTAAACGGGAAGTCACCTACAACCCACCTCGTGGTCAGGGCTGGAGTCGAACCAGCATACGGCAACTCCTGTTACGGACCCGCTCACCATTGAGCTACCTGACCATAAAACGCTACAATTTCGCTTCCAACAATACCAAACGTTCGTTTAAGCACTTTAGGTAAGTTTCCATTGCAGAACATTGTATCTGTAACAAACCTTGTTGATGAATATCTATTTCAGCTAATGATTCAAAAAAAAGAAACTTTCGTAGCTTGTTATACCTAAATTTAACATCATCTCTTTCATCTTGCAATCCTTTAATTAAACTCCCCAATTCTGAAACCATAAGATTTTTTTTTAGATGATTGTAACGTGGTCAAATTCGACAACTTTAAGAAACGCCCAGATGTTGAAACACCAGGCGGTAAAACCCAAAAAACAAAAATGCACTATCAAACATCAGAACAAAGATAAATATTTTTATTTCACTTAGACAAGCTTTCTACATATTTTTCATGCAAAAACATATATACTTTAACATTACTTGCAAAATCTTCAAAGTTATCGACTACTACAAATCCGTATCTAACTTTTTTAAAAAACTCTCCGTTTTCTATTTGCTCCTTACTTGGTTTGCCACCTTTTTTCTTCAACTCAATGTACATTCCATGCCACATATCCGTTGGTAATGAAAGAAATAGATCAGGAATACCCTTCCTTACTCCCATCCGCTTAAACTTCAATCCCTCCCTTGCAGACTTGATACTTCCACCGTTTCGGATATGAAATAAGTATCTCGAATACTGCGGATACTGCATATCAAACCATTTAACACATTGCTGCTGAAGATTAGCTTCGGATTGGATTGGTATCATAGTCGGTAAATTTCATTCTTTCGCCATCAAAATGCAAAGGTATGGTCATCCGACTGCCGTTCCTGTTCTTGGCTATAATCAGTTCCGCTTTGCCCTTGGTACTATTACCGTTCTCATCCGTCTCTATGCCCATTGCTTCATCCCGATGCAGGAACATTACGGTATCCGCATCCTGCTCAATTGAGCCTGATTCTCGTAGGTCGGATAAAATTGGTTTCTTTATACTCCGGCTTTCCACTCCACGGTTCAACTGACTCAGCGCAATTACCGGAATGTTTAAGTCCCTTGCCAATAGCTTCAAGCCTCTTGATATTGTAGCAACTTCCTGCTCCCTGGACCTACCCCCCTTCTGATCAATTAACTGCAAGTAGTCTATAAAAAGGATATCCAGCTTCCCTTTTCGGTTCAGGGCATAACAAAAAGACTTTATGGCTTCTATGTTCAGGTTGATAGATGGATTGATTGTAATAGGAAGATTCGCCATTTTACCCATAATGTCGTAGAACTTATCCCTGACTGAATCATCGTACCGAAAACCGGTAATTATCTTCTGATAGCTGATATCTGTGTACAGACTTGACAACCTTCCTATGGATTGCTCAATGGACATCTCAAGCTGAATGATTCCAACTGCTTTTCCGGTCATAGCAGCTCCAAGTACGTTCCGACCCATAAATGCAGACTTCCCGACTGATGGTCTTGCTGCGACAACATACAATCCTCCTCCCACAAATCCGGATGTGGCATCATCAATTGTCTTAAAACCGGTGGATATACCAAGCATATCCAATGACGATACTTGGTCTTGGTACTTAGCAAGGCGCATAATCGCCTCATTCATATCAATGGCACTAATTACCGATTCTGTCCTCAAAGCCGAAATTTGGGCTTCTAAATGGCTTATAGCGTCATTAATATCCATATCAGGACTTATGCCTGATTTTGTTATGCGCTCAACCTCCCTTTTTCGGTACATCTGCACAATCAAGTAGGCATTCTGCATGAGGGATGCGATACTTGTCACCGCATTAGTTGTCTGCATGATGACCGCAATCATATCCCTTGGCATCTTCTCTTTGCTGAAGCACCAATGTGCAACGGTCATTAGGTCAATCACCTGACCGGCTTCCTTGATGTCGCAGATGACCTTGAAGATTGTCTTGTAGTCTGCATCATAGAAATGGTGTGGCTTCAGTATCATGGCAATCTGATCATAAGCTGATGTGTCAATCAGGCACATTCCTACCACATACTTCTCAAGGTCTTTATCGTAGTGAATCTTGTCAATCATTCTCCGTACTTTTTACCGCTCCAAGGTTGTATTGGATACGATGTTGCATTCTGATCTTTAGGTTCAAACAATCCAGTCCAATTGTGATTGATACTATTATCAATTGCTTGAATAGCCTTTTTCTCGCCCAAGGTAGCAAGGAATCTCCATTGCCTTTTTTTGGCAATCGGAGTTAATGGCTCCTTCATCATTTTACGATGCTCTTCCCAATCGTTCCAAGCTTCTTTAAACTCGTCTGAGTCAAAAGGTAGCAAGTTGAATAGATAGTCTTGTTGTAGTTTAGGCATAACAGTTCCTTTTGCACCCCTATTATGGGATTCAACTGACCAGCGAACAGAAGCTACGCACCCCATCTCAACCTGACCCAAAAAGGGTCAACTCAGGATGATGATTCAGGATTAACCTGAAATAGCTTTAGGGGAGGCTTGTGACCAAGTTGTAGGTCTGTGCAAATTGCCTGCGGGAATACTGTTGAACTTTACCGCTGCCCCTAACTCAATGAGCCTGTCACTAAAACAGTTCGGGTTGTGCGGCTTTAGTCAAGCCATCCGGTCAAACATCTTAAAAGCACCGGAAATAAAAAAGGATTCAATGGGGGCATCATCGAATCCTTTAAGGTATTGCTCTTTAGAACCTTACCATCTGCTTAAGCCCCAAGCAAATGGAAGGTGAGAGTTTCCTCTCGCTATGTTTTCCAAAAATACTTACTATAATCCAAATCCACTCGGTAAAACTCTAAAAAAATTTCCATCTGATAGAACTCGCTGAAATACAATGATTTAAGAACCATAGCAGAAAACATCTTCTTCTTCTGCTGCCAAATTTTCTTGTCCTCGTATCCCTTTATCCGAATCTGTGTCAACGCATCTATCTCTCTAAGTACAAAATCCCTGACCCGCATCTCCTCAATAATCTCATTCTGCGCTTGGTCAAGGCTGAGCCTTACCATCATCGCAGGATCATATTTCCACCGTTTCAACATCAGGTATAACCTTTTTATACTGGCAATGCTCCGCGACTCGGCAATCAGCGCATTTCTCGTAATCAGGATTCGCAGGATATCCGGCCTTCTCCCATTGCTCAAGCAGGTTCTTTACCATAGATACCTCTTCCACGTGGACATCAAGGCTTTCCTGAGTCAATACGCACTTAATAACCCTACACCATCCTGATTTACCAAAGACCACAAAATAGAAGGGTAAATACTCCTTATTGACCAAATACCAAAGGAAGATGTAATGTTTCGCCTGACGCTTGTAATCGACCTGACGCTCAAAGTCTGCCCATCCGTTCCACCGGTCATCATACTTCGTCTCGGTGTACTTCAGATCATACAATGCCTGACGCTTTTTGTCTTGGATATCATTGGTAACAAAGTCAATGACTCCGGACATACCTTGTACCTCTATGCGAAGCTGCGATGTGGCATCTTCCATATTAAGACCCAAATGCTTTAGGGTAGTCTTTGCGACTTCAGCCAAATCATCAATATCTTTCTCAGCTTGGCTTTTGGCCCCACTTTTTAGCTTTTCCAACTGAGGAGCATCTGACAACGATTTACCAAGGACTAACCACTCAAAGTAGTTACCCCTCTTCATGGTTTCTGATGCCTCCCTTGCTACTTTCTGATTATACTGCAAGTCAATCGCATAGGCGCAATTCTTGGACAACACTGCGTTCATCAGGCTTTGTGAAATGTTCATGGTTTTTTGGTTTTTGCTATTTTAATTAATTCTCTCAGACAAGCAATTTCTGCATCTTCGTATGTATCCCAACACCCACTATCGTTTGGTCCATCAAAACCTGCATCATACCTATGCGTTCCTCCAGTTGTATCGTGCCATTCAAAAAGAAATCCAGATGCGTTTGAGTAGACATTTGCCAACATATTGTACTTCTCACGAAAGAAACGGAATGCTTGTGAGAATAGTGGTGCTTCAATGTAATGGATAGAATCATCTTGAATTTTTGCATCAAACTTCCACTCAATACTATAATCATACAAGTTCCAAAAGCCAAAACAATCATCGGCAACAAACTCAAGTTTCTTTAGCTCTAATGCCTCTTGACATGGAGTAAAATCTTTCATGATTTAAAATTTAGGTGCATTTTAGATGCCATTGGTATTGCAGATTTGTTATTATACTTGCTTTGTTCTCGATTGTTATAAGGCTCCTCTACCTCTCCAAGGATAGAGTGATATACTATCTGACCAATCGGCATCATAGGATAAACTCGCACCGGCTTTACGCAGGTAATTTCCAATGTCCAATGCCCACAGAAGCCGGGGTCTCCGTAACCGGCCGTAATGTGGATGGATATCCCAAGCCGACCAATGGATGACTTTCCCTCCAATACCGGCACAAGATTATGTGTCTCGGTGTACTCATAGGTGGTAGCCAAGTAGATGATATTCGGCTGAAGTGTATGACCACCATCTGTTAGAATAAACTCAGTAGTCTCATTATCCTGCTTGGCATCAAGGTAATGCTCTTTGTACATCATGATTATGTTTCCAAGCCTGACATCAATACTTGCCGGACCTACCAAAGACTGATCGTATGGGGTAATAACAATATCCTTGCCAAGTCTTTTCTTAATCTCCGCTCCTGTTAGTATCATCGTTTGGTATGTTTACTTCTACAACTGTATGCTCTCCGGCAATAATCCGGTCAAGTACAACTTCTATAATCTCTCGCTGACCGGGAGTCAAAACCATGACCTTTTCAATAATGGCATCGACCGTAAATACATCGCTTTGCCATTCATCGCGCAGTCCATCCCGAACCACCAATGGAAAGTTTGGACAGATGATTAGGTCTTTAGCAATCCACTCCAACTTCCGGCAGTAGTTACCGAATAACCGCTCTGCAAGTGTGCCAGGCCGTTCCCTAATAAATGAT